AACACCTAATTCTTTATAAAGTTTCTTATAGTCTCCTATTTCTTTTTCTGCGTATATTCTTGAATCTTCTAAAGACTTCCCTGTATTTTCTGCTAATGACTCTACGTATTCGTTAAAATACTTTTGATCCATCTTTTCTATAATCTCTTTTACTTTAGTTATATTAGTAGGATCATTTATAGCATCTTTAAAACCTTTAATAATACGTTGTCTATCTATAGCACCTATATCAATAAAAGCGTCGTCTAACAGCAACTCTCCTAAAGTATTTTTATCTACAAAATCTTTATCGTCTAACATAGCTCGTAAGACTTGTTTTTGTTTGCTAGTAAATTTAACTTTACTTATTCTATCTTCAAACAAATCTTTAGAAGCTCGCTCAGGACCTTTTCCAGAGCTCATGTCTAATATATAGTTCTGCCAACCTTCAGGTTTATTTTCTTTTAACCATTTTTCAAATTGCTTTCCAGTAATAGATTTACCTAATTGGTGTATAGCAGCTTTAATTCTTTGGTCAACCTTACCATTCTCTTTAAGAGTTTGAAACTTACCGTCAGGCATAATTCCAAAAAACTCTTTCATTCCTGCTTCATTAAACGCTAGCTTTTCTTTACCCATCAAACCAGGTCCAGTTTTTTGAGCAAACTCTCCTTCTCTGTAAAATAAAGCTTTACCTTTAGCATCGACCGCTTTTAGTAAAACATTTTGAATACCTGTCGAATAACCTCTTACACCTTCTTTTCCTGACTCTGCATAACCATTAGCCCATGAATCGAAGATTTCTTTAGCTTGCTCATTGATTTTATTTTGAGCACTTTCAACTTCTTTTTGAGTTAATCTAGTTGACTTAGGATTTATTTTACCATCAGATTTATTTATCTTACTTTCTTTAACACCAAAGTATTTTGCTACTCCTGAGAAATCAGGCGTAGTTTTATATGAGAAATTTTCTTTTTCCCAATTAATTTTTTCAGCATCAGAATCTAATTTAGATACAATTTCTTTAGCTTCAGCTTTGTTTTTAACCACAGTTATAGGATCAAGCTTAGCGTTGCCTTGAGCATCTGTTCTACCCTCTTGGAAATCTAATGCTTTACCAGTAGCCGATCTACCTTTTTCTACTAATCCTTCAAATATTTTATCACTAGCCTCACCACTTACTTTTTGTAGTAATTTTATTTTATTACCTTCTTTGTAAGCAACTCCAGCATCAACTAAAGCATTACTAACTTGCTTTTTTAAACCTTCTATAGCGTAAGCTCCAAAAGGTATTTCAAGGTTTGAAATTAATTCTTTTCTAGCTTCAAATGCTTCTTTACTTTCTCCTGTTCTCTGTTTAGTATAAGCTGTGTTCCCGTATCTTCTAGCATATTCTTGTAATTGTTTATCTAAAGAGTCTAAGAAAGCTTCTTTAGTAATCTTATCCATCATGTCTCTGCCTTCATACTTTGACAATACCTCTCTAGGTAGTCTAGTATTATTAAACCACAGCATCATTTGATCTTCAGGTGTTTTTGCCTCGTAAGGCGTTACATTCATTTCCTTAGCCCTAGCTTGAATATTTTTTACTATGTCAGTATTTTCTTGCGTTATTTGTTCTGTTGTTTTATCACCCGTAAAATCAAAGTCCATAGACTTTTTACCTGCTTTTTTCTTTTTTATTCTTGCAGCTACAGCTTCTTCATAAGATTTACCTTGATCAGCCAATTGCATTTCTTCTAACGCTGAAACGTTCTCTAATCTCTTATTGTTAGAGTCCATTAAACGTCTCATTTGTTTACTAAAAGAGCTATTATATTTTCCAGATGTAATCCCTTTGTTTAGAGCATATATAGTTGATAACACTTCTGATCCAGTCTTGATGTTTGTTTTAGCTAAACCTAACGGCTTACCTATTTTACCCATCATTTTCATAACTGTAGAATACGTTTTACCAGTTAAATACTTATTAGTAGCTTGAACCATAGGATCCGATGCTAATTCCATCATGTATGTAAAATACTCTTCGCTTCTATCTTTTTTAGAATAACCTTCTTTATCAGAATATTTCTCTGATATAAAATCAATAAGTTGTTTTCCTGTTACTTCTCCATATTCACTATGGTTAAAAGTCATATTAGAAGTTTCATTAGCAAATTTCTCAACCTGCTTTAAAAAGTTTTCTTTAGCAACTGGGTTATCCTTAAAGTAGTGTTCTACAATAGCGTGCCCAATCTCATGTGGTACTTTACCACGCTTGTACTTGTTAAGATCAAGATGTATAATACCACCATCCTTGTTTGGCTCATATCTAGCAGCTGTGTTATCACCTTCTAATTTTCCAGCTCTCCAAGCGTCTCCTCTCCCTATAACTATCTTAGGATTTTTCCAAGAATTATTTCCGTCTTTATCAGTGAAATTACCTGATTCTCTTATTTGATTAAAATAACCTTCAAGATGAGCTTGTAGGTTTTGCTCAAATTGTGGGTCTACAATTCTATCACCATTAGCATCTTCTTTTGGTAGTCCAGTATCTTTATCAATTACCCATGGATCTAACGCGTCATATTGAGTCTGTATAGCTATTCTTTGAGAAAGACCATGGTATATATCCATGTTACTTTTTAACTTTCTGCCAAGACGATTCATTTGTTTTTTCTTATTACCACTAAAACCCTCACCAGTGTCAAGCATTTCTAAAAGTTTAGGTAAAGCTAAATTTTCTGGTAAATTGTTAATTTCAGACCTTTGCTTATCGCTTAAGTTTGTCCAAACTTCATTTAACGTGTTATCTCCACTAGCATCTACACTTCCATCTTTATTTCTTTTAAAACTAGTTAGAGAACCATCTAATCCAGACATTTGTCTTAACTTAGCCTGTGCTTTAAACCTTGCTTTATTTCCAGAAAATAAACCAGTATATTGACTTCTACCTTTTTTAGTAAAAACATCTGTGACTATATTATCTCTAGCGTTTACACCTGTTAATTGAAACATCAACGTGTTAGAAACAATTCTTTTAAACATTTCGTCTTGATCACCGTACAGCTCATCCATTGTATCAGAGAAATCTCTATCATTACTTAGCTCATCTGCAAGAGCATGTACTAATTGATCTGCCTCAATAGCCATAGCCCCTGATGGTCCTTTAGTTAAATATCTTTGTGACAACCTTTGTAAAGCTGGTCTATTCTTTGTTAAGAAATTCATTTTACCTAAAGCAGATCCAAATCCAAAAAAGAAAGCACCAGTACCTAAGCCAAAGTCTGCGGTATTAGCTTGCATCTTTATCTCCTCTCTTAAAGCTCCAGTTACAAATCTTCTAGCTTTAGTGCCAGCAAAAAACTTTGCAGCTTTACTCACGTCGTGACCTCTTTTTATTGCTACCCCTAATCTAGCAAGAGCGGCTGGTGAAGCCATTCCAAAAGTCGCAGCTTCAAATATTGCAAATTCAACTAAAGTTGGAACAAAATTTCCAATAGCTCCAACCGTTGCTTCAGTATACCCTATTTCTAGATTTTCTTTTGCAGCTTTTGATAAGTTGACAGCTTCTATTTCACCACTTCTTACTTCTTCACTATTGTTAATGACACTAACAGTATTTTCAATCATGTTCATTCTATCTCTTGCCGTAGACGCAGTGTTGTATAAGTGAGATGGAATACCATCTCCCCACATAGTTCCAAAAGCTCTTACTACTGTAGTACCTCCATCTGACGCTATATCTTTTAAGTAACCTGGAACATCTGATATTGAATTTACATTTCTGTAAGGAGCGGTCATATCTGCTGGATCTGTACTTAAATAACCAACCTCATAAAGACCTTGCGTTTCTCCTTTGGTAGCATAATACTCTAACTGCCAATCTTTAAAATCTTTTCTATCCTTTTCAGAAAGATAGTTCATACTTTCGTCCATCATCCCCTCAAACTGAGTATATGTCATACCGCTTTGTAGTAACTCATTGTACGTTACATCTATGCTATTTATTCTTTCGCCGTTCACGTCTTGTAAAAATGTTGTTCCTTGACCTGTAAGATCTAATTCTACAGGATCATCCCCCATCCTAGTATATCCTCTCATAGCCTTCTTTTGGTTGTAAGTAGAAACTTCTTGACCTCTTTTCCTTAATATTTTCGCAATTGCACTATTTGCCCAACCTCCTTTAGAAGTATTAAATGTTAATTTAGCACCATTACCTATAGCAAGTAATTGATACTTGTCCTCAACTGATTTCTCAAACATGTCTTTAACAGCTTTAGACTGCGGAGTTTTAGACTTAACATCTGCTGAATTATTTAAATTGTTTTGAGATTGAGCAACTAGCTTAGCATTTTTTTGACGTTTTAAAACCTCTGCTTTTTCTTCATCGCTTAACAAGGTTTGATCTAACCAAGTGTCTTTAACAAACAAATCAGCTCCATTTTTCTTTAATATTAAAGCTGCGTTTTCATAATCCTTATATGCTTTTGTTAAATTTTCTTGATCTTCTGTACTTAAAGTTTCTTGTGATTGTAACGCTATTATTTTAGTTTCTGCTTGTTCAAGAGCGGTATTAGCACTTATTATGGTTGGAGTTTGTGGATTTTGATTAGTATAGTAATTAGTTAGACTATTGTAATCTCTTTCAAATTCATTACGACTTAATCCTTTGTATTCATAACCAGCAGCATTCATGTTTATTGCTTGTTCTCTATTATCTCTAACTGCTTGATTAATGCTATTTACAAACACATCTTTTGAAATTAGTTCATCAAAAGAATCTCTGCTCATTTTGTATCCTTGTTGGCCAGAATTAATAATTAATTGCTCATAAGCATCATCTAATAATTGATCTCTTGTATATTCATTTTTATCATGACTAATGTTATACCAACTAGGATCTGATACAGCCGTTCCTTCTTCACCACTGAAAAGTTTAGATCCTACAGATCCACCTGTTTTTTCATTCAATAAATTAACAATAGAATTTTTTATAATATTAGATTGTTCAAGTATTTCTTCACCAGTCATTGGGGCTTGAGTAAATTGAACTGCTCCTTCTCCTATTGTCGCTTTCTCTTCATCTGGTAAATTTTTATAATCTTCAAGAGAAATGAATTGATCTTTAACCATTCCATAATCGCCTCCAAAATCCGACATAAAGTCCCTATTTGCGTCTTTAGTAACTCCAGTTGTTTCATAAACTTTAGCTTGTGTAGGGTTAGCATTTTGCTGAGAATTTTCACCTATAAACCCCATTAACGCAGCATAATTAGGATATGCATTAAAAGGATTATCCATAAAATCAGGTGCAGACGTGTTTGCGGTGTAAACAGTTATATCTTTACCAGTGACTTCGGACTTTACATTAACGGCATCAACACCTGGTCTGACTGGAACTGTTACTTTAAACTGATCACCATATTTTTCTTCTAAAATATCTACTAACGTATCTTCTCCTTGCATTTCAAATTCCTCGTAACTCAAAGTAGATGAAGAAACATCTTCTTCTTCTTTCTTTGGTTCTTTCCACCAGTCTCCTAAGGCTCTAACCCCAGGGTCACTACCCCAACCTACATCACTAACAGCTTGTATATTGTTTTCAGAAATATAATCTTCAAAAGTTAAGCCATTGTCTTCTGCTGCTTGCAATACTTCTGACTCAGAATAATTATTATCATCCCAATTGTAGTGTTTTTCTTGCTCTTGCTTCTCTACCCTGCTTATCCCATTATTGTTGATATAATCTTCAACAGATAAACTTTGCTGTGCAGCAGCAGCAGCTATCTCTGATAGGGAGTACTCACTTCCTCCCCATATATATACTTCTTCCATATATTGTTATTTAGTTCCTGGTAGGTTTGCTTTTTTGGCCATTACTTTCCCTTTTTCTCCAACACTTTTATTCCAAGCAGCTAAAGCATCTTTCAAAGTAGTTAATTTTTTTATATCTTTATCCCATCTCCTTGATTTATTCCGGTTATCCATAAAATCTTGTATTTTCTTTTTCTGTCCTGCACTTAATTTAGCAGGATCTGTTATTTCGGGAGCTGAAGGATCAAGAGATCCACCTTCTCTCATTTTATGTCTAACTCCCGTAAAGTTTAGTGAGTATTGTTTTAACTTACTTAAAGCTGCGTCATCATAACCTGCTGCTTCATATGTCCTATTCATAACAGCATCACGATTATTTGAATTTTGTAACCATACTTTAGGATTACCATTTTCGTCTATTTCAAATATAGAGTTTTTATAGCTATCTTTATAAACACCTTTAGCATTTCCTTTTCTAAACGTCTTCAACCATTCTTCTTTAGTTTCGTCATCCATTCGGATTTGTCCCCCTAGTACTTGCTGTTCTATTTCATTAATAGTGTAATATTTCGTTCCATTGCCTGGCAGACTTCTTAAGTAGTCAGCATATGCTTGTGGACCTTGTGTTTTACTAAAGAAAGAATTTGCTTGATACTGTAATTTTTGGAAGTCCTCAACATCTGCAGCTGGTGGTGGTACAACTGGAGTTGGTGGCTTATATCCAGTATTTACTTTTGTGGAACTAGCGTTTGTAACGTCAAACCCTTTACCTTTATCATCTACAATAAACATATTAGCAGCGTAGTTAGCAGCTAGATATTGAGCAGCTTCTTTCATAGGCATTTTTTTACCCATATAGGTTGTTACTTCATCTGGCTTATAATAACCTGGATCTTCAGTATAATCACCTGACACTGCTAAAACCTCCCAAAAAGTTTGCATTTGCTCCGTATCTTGTAGTAGAGCTAAACTCTTGTTTCTAAATGCTTCTTTATAAGCTTTCTCATCTATATATACTTTTTTACCACCAGTTGTGGTTATATATCTACCACCACCACTTAAACGTTGACTTTCACTAGTTTCCGTGGTTTTAAAAACTTCAGGAGTTTGAGCAAGATTTTCGTGTATTAGCTTTAAAGATTCTGTAGGGTCTTCATTAAACTGTATAGGGTAAGTAGCATTTTCCCCTGTCATTATATTAGTTATAAGTTCTACAGGTACTTTAACATCTTTTCCCTTAATGTTTTTAACATAATATGGCTCTCCTGCTTTACCAACTTCATACTTAACATCACCACTATTATCAAATACACCTTTTACAATTTCTACTAAATTAGCAGTATTACCACTACCGTTGTAAATCATTTTACCTATATCACCTTTTTTTAAGCCATTAGATGCTTGTATTTTATTATTTAGTTCAAACAAAGATCCGGTATTAGCTACCATAGCGTCCAACGTTCTTTCATTTTTAGCTATTGTTTCGTATGCCTTACTATGGCCCATAGTTAATCCTTTCCCATCATATTTCTCACCATATACACCTTGGCCTAAAGCTGCTTGTGTTCTTGCGTTTGATATATCACGAGCAGCATTTCTTAATGTGTCTCTAGTGTTATCATCAAAAGTAGTTCCTAGTTGTTTCTCAGCAAGAAGAGCTTGGTCATAAGCTGTTTCAAAATCTTTTATATTTTGTTTTTCAAGCTCAAATAATCTTTGTCCTTCTAGTTCATATTTAGCTGTCTCTCTAGTATAATCTAAAGTGTTTCTAGCAGCAAGACTCTTTGTAAAGTCATCAGTTGCTTTGTAAGCTTCTGATAAATCTGCAGTAGATCTTGGGGTTAATTTTACTTTTGGCATATTAATTTATTTTATTAAAAGAACCTTCTTTTATTATTATCCAAGTCTTCTTTAGTAGTAGTATATGTTCCAGCTTGAACACCTAAAGCACCTAAGCTCCCTAATCCTCCAGCTAAACCTTCCATACCTTCAACCATTCGCTGGTTATATAAATCTGCTTTACTTTGTTCATAATCCATTTGTTGATCCAACCTAGAGAACTCTGCTTGTTGAACCATCATATCTCCTTTAGCGGCTAATTGAGCATTTCTAGCTTCTTGTTTTTCTATGTCTGATGCTATACCTTGTTTTGAGTTGGCAGCTGCTCTAGCTAAAGCTGTAGCTCCACCTGCTCCATAACCTGTTTCTCTCATAGTATCAAGAGTGTTTGCTAATACTTGATCAGTTTCTTCAGCTTTCATCTCTGCAGCTTTAGTAGCTACTGGCATATTTGCATAAGGATTTCTAATAGGCTTAGACATGTATTGCGACATTAAGTTATCAACTAAACCTTGTTGATTTTTAGCATCTCTTTTTGCTTTACCATACTGTATCCCTGACATCACAGTAGCTCCTAATGCTGGTACTGCTCCTGCCGCTAACCCCATCCAACTTGTTTGTTGAACTGGTTGTTGTCCTTGCCATATGTCCCATGCTTGCTGCATAGGGTTACTTACCGGATTTGCCGGTGGATTTGTACCAAATAAAGCACTAGAGGATACTGTAAAAGCTCCTCCACCCATAGGTCCTGGTCCAGAGCCTTGTGCGTTACCTACATTAGTATTAGTGCCCGCGTTTTGTCCATGATGTGCCATAATTTAAATTTTAATAAGATGATATAGCGTAATCCGAAGATACCGCAAATAATTCTTTAAGTCCATAAATGTCTGTTGTTGTGTCAGTTGATATTTTAACAGTAGCAAAAAATCCTTTAATACCAGATACGTTTTCACCATTTTCTGAAATAACAACCTGACCAGGTCGTGTGCTGTTAGATAAATAACCAGATCTATCATATTTGTTTCTCAAGTTAGCATGATACTTATTCTCTCGTAAATTAAATCCTAACCTATAGTTTACTCCTCCTTCAGTATATAAACCTTCGTCATAACTATAAACAGTTTTAACCTCGTCATTAAATGTTTGACCTCCAACAAATTCTTCACTGTCAGAGATAAAGCTTTCTACTTGCCAACCATTAGTTCCTTCATACCCCACTGTTTTGAAGTTTTTGTTAACAGATGGATTAGCATTAAATATAAAAGTTATAGAGGAATTTACTGGTTCAGCCTCATAATAACTATTTCTATACCCGTTTAAATCATAATGAATATATAAATTATTTCCTTTAGTGCTATATAAGTTGTTTCTTAAACTTTTTGTATTATAAGGGTAATAACTATAAAAACTAACCCAACCTTGACTCATTTCATCATAAGATAAAGTATGATAAGAGTCGTCCGCTGTAGGTGATGTGCCATAATTAACAAGAGATAGTATGTAATTATCTTTATATGTGTCATAAACACCTATAATTCTATCTTGTTTATATGAAACAAATACTACACCATCTGAAGGATGACCTGTGACACCTAAGTTTTGGCTAGGTAAGCCTACTAAATAAACTCTACTTGTTGAAAAATCAACAGATGCAACGTATGATTGACAATCGATTAAATTACCACTATGTCTTAAATATAAACCCATTCCAGGTTCTATTAAATCAAACTGCTCTTGAGTGTAAGTTGTTAAAGTTATGTAAATAGGGGTTGCAAACGGAGGAAGGGAACTAGGATAAGGCCATGTAGGGTTTTGTGATAATCCACCTGGATCTAAAAAATCTACTGTATATAAATATGGATCATCTTTTATATTAGCTAATTCATCTCTAAAAAAGTCATTCATTCCATAATTAGAAATCTCTGTAATACCATCTTTAGATAATCTACAAATTGACTTTCTATATTTGTCTGCAAAATATTTTCTAAATCCAAATACATCAAAACTATCTGGGTTTTTACTTATTCCATACTCTCCAGTATATGGAGTGATTTGTCCTAAAACCAAAGGCGTCGATGTAACTGCAGCTGAACCTTCAGCGGAATAAATAGCGTCTTTATCGATTAATACTGAGCTAACTTTATTTTCTTGAAATACAGTTAAATTAGTATTTTCTGCATACATTCTTTGTATACCTCCATAGTGTGGGTCTAAAGACTTGGTTATGTCTTCAGCTACTGAAAATACATTTGTTTCATTATAAGATGTTCTAGAGTTGTATACTCCTGAATATATAATAGAATTAAACCTATTGTTAGGTTGTGGATTTTCTTCTACTAAATAAGCTCTAACACCTAAATCTGTTATTGTATTATTAAAACCTCCTCTAATTCTAGCTTCTTCCACTATCCAGTTAGGATCAGTAGTTCCTATCACCCATTGACTAGCGTCTTTAGCGACGTTAGAAATAGGATATTGAACGTAAGGAGATGGTACAGTAACCGGATTTGGAACCCAAAAAGGATACCCATCTCTTTCATAATTAGATCCTTCAACGCTTGGCCAAGTTCTATAAATAGCTCTATCAGAACTACTAAAGTCAGTGCCTCCTTGAGCTGTATCTCTATTAGTTACTAGTCTTCTTAATACATAAGAGTTATAATAATCTACTTCTAATTCAAAAGCCATAATTTATAATCACTTGTTTTTATACTATTTAACAATCAATCAGTTTGTGTTTCATAAAACCTAACGTAAGCGTAATAATCTATACTTTCTTGTCCACCTGTAAAGTCTTCATAAACTTTATAGGTTATTCTATAAGTTATATTAAGGGAATTAGGTAAAGGTGTATTAGCATTACCTCCTAAACTAGGCGGATTTGTAGTGCTTGTGATAATTCTTTTATCGGAATTATCTACAACAAAAGGAGACTGTGATAAAGATTTTTCCCAATAATTTGAAGGATTTTTAACCCAAGAACCTAACTGATTACTAGCTCCCCATTGAGGGTTGTAACCTGAACTTTGCCAATATATAGTACTAGTGTCAACTCTAATTATTTTCACTTTTAAACCATAAGTTCGTTCAGCTTTATAAGGGTCGAGTATAGTAGACGGTGGTGGGTTATCCCCTAATCGAGTCCCATTTTGTAAATAATAGTGTTCATTAGTTGAAGCTGAGGGTTTAACATCTTGATCCCAATTCCATCTTCCAGTACTTGCATATTGTACTTTTTGTGGATCATACCATCTCCAAAATTCATGATCAAAATCTACAATTTCTATGCTACTACCATTAAAGTTAGCTTGGGAGACATCCCAACATAAACCTCCAGTAATGTTTTTGTAACTATGAGGCCACCAACCACTAGATGGTTTATTCCACAAATCTGTTAAAGCTATAGGTTCTCCATATAAATCGTTAGCAAAAGCTTTTGTAACATCGCTATATGGAGCATCACCATCTATTCTAGGAGCTATGTTAGATAAATCACCTATAAAAGAATAATTATCAACCACGCCGTTTGCTGTAATTTTTAAAACAAACAGGAATTGATCATTACTTGGCAATCCTTTATATATAAAATTTGGTGGGGTTTGCGCAGCGTTATTAGATAATCTAATTTTAAATCTAGGAGCAGCACTACCAGGCGTACCAGCAGTTGATTGATACACTTGAAACTTATCAGTTATTAAAGGTCCAGATGTGGTAGAACCTTGATATACTTCTTGTAGCGATATAGTAGATAACCAATCTGCTGTAGTACTACCATTAGAGTCGACAACTTCAAATTCATTTGTAACTATATCGTCACCTGCTGCAAAGTTTTCTCTTTGAATAAATGCAAATTCTGTAACACCACCTAAGCCATTTAATGTAGCATCGTTATTTATACTATTGTTTAATTCTGATATTAATCCAGAGGTAGTGGTTTCCCAAAGTATATTTAAATTAGATTTAGTAGGTTTTGTTTCAAAAACACCAATTTGCCTAGTTGCTATAGTTATATTGTTAACGCTTGTGTAGCTAGGTATAGTACCAATTCTATTTTTAGTTGACAATGTTGCTATATGAGGATTTTCTCCACTTCTCCAAAATATATCTCTAAACTCTATAGTGTTTACAGTAGCTGGAGCCATTGGAATAGATGGAGAATAGAATGGATACCAAGGGTCTGGATTACCTAGACTTGTAGAATCTACAACATTTTCTTTTCCAGGATAAAACTGTCCTTTAGTAGTAGTCCATTTATCAAAATCAAAAAACTGCTTTATAGTATTTACTGAAATTTTATCAATAGCTGCGTCAGTTGCTACTTGTGTACTGTAAATTGATTCATCGTCATTACTTACTGTGCCTGAGTTAGGATTTACTCTACAAAATAAAACAGTGGAACTACCAAAGTTTTTATCTAAAGGTCCTACGTTTTCTAAATTTCTTGGAATTTTATTTATATTATCACCTAATAAGGCTATATTAGCATTTGTTTTAGACTCATTGAATTCAGGTCTTCCAAGACCATTTCCATCTCCAACATTAGATCCGTCCCAATCAATTCTTCCAGCTAAAACACCGGGAGTATAAACATTGTAATAATCTTGATCCTGCTGTTTTACCACAATTCTATAACTGTACCAACCTAATGGATTGCTAGCACTGTATAGTCCACCTGTTGCTTTAGCCGTTGGTATTAAACCATTAAAAACTACTTTTAATGAGTTACCAGGCCATTCAACAGGGTCGTTATTAGCATTACTGTAAGATGTAAATATAGTGGAATCTCTAGCTGAATTGTTACTTGTTAATACACTTTCATTTAACAACACGTTTGAAGATCTACCAAATCTATCTACTAATACAATGCCAACTTGATATGTTCTGTTTTGTTTAAGAGTTTGTAAAGGATATTCCCAACGTGACAACTGAGCAGGTTTACTGGTATCTAAATTAAATTTTTCATTAATCTTAACAGAGTAATCTATAAAATTAGGAGCATTATTCCTGTCTATGTAATTACCGTACATTACTCTATTGCCCGTGACGTCTTGCGTCATTGCTCTAATTGGAGCTTTATCATGTACTCGTGTAGTTGCTTTTTCTGGTAAAACTTTATATGGTTCAGTAGATTTGTACTGGTACAAAAATTGATCTTTTCTTAAATCAGCATCCCATCCCACTAAATCATCTCCGCTTAATGTTATTACAACTTGTGGACTTCCATCACCTAATTCGTTTGCTGGTATTATAATTACGTCTCCAGCTCTAAATCCAGAACCTGAGTAAGTGCATTTAATGTCTTGAATATCGTTATTAGCGGTTGTATAAACTTGTAGTCTAACTTTTTTACCATTACCAGTTACAACCACAGTAGTTGGATTATGATATCCTATATCAAAAGCTGTTGTTGCAGCAAAAGTTATTGTACTATTGTTTAAGTCACCACCAGCAAGCGTTATGGGGTCTTTATAATTTATAGGAGCTCCAATATGGCTTTCAAAGTCTTCAAGATCTATAGAATCTAAAACCTTTATATTAGTTGATTCAGATTCTTTAAACAATATATCTATACCTGTAACATTAAGCTTACTATAAATTTCATCATAATTATATGGTAAATCTATAGTACATCCAGCAGTGGTTAACTTATTTTCAAAAAACTCTACAATAGTGTTTTGTTTTGTTTTTTGTTCATCACCTTCTAACCAGTTTCCATCTTGTTTAGATAAAAAAGCAGGTTGAGTAAAAGGAGCCATTAGAGAGTATTCTCCATCCTCAAACTTAAATCTATAACTAAATCTTACAAACTTATCTTTTAAATAATCCTTATCTCCACTAAAATTTGGATTGTAAAAAGGATTAGCAACAGCTATTTCATAGGTATCAGGAGCTGTGTTAGTAGTGCTCCAATCGGACGGGAAAGTAGTTAAACTAACATATGGTGTATCACCAATACTTACAGCATCGTTTAATCTAGATGTTATAAAATACCATTTAGATAACTGTGTTTTGTTTCGTAAAAAATATCTTGGAGACGCGGTAGAAGTTATTGCGGCATAATCCTCTAATTGTCCCATAAACTTAGGTGTTAATCCAGAAGCTCCAAAATCGATATATTTTGTTGTTCCACTTGTTACTGGTATTGCAGGAGCTGTAAAATGTGGAGGAAGTTGCTCGCTAATATCATCTATTAATGTAGGTTGAAATATAATATCAGAACTAGCTGCGCTTGAAGCGGTTACGTTTTCTACGAATCTTATAGAATTTACAGGAGCATATTTTAAAACACTTATTAAATCTTCACTATTGTAATAAGAAGGAGAACTTTTTGCTTTATTTATATTTATTTTTCTAGGTTGATTTCTATTATCTGTCCAGAAAAGTAAATCTTCTATAATATTTACACTATATATCTTGTGAGTTTTAGAAAAATTAAGAAAACTACCTTGCGCTAATACTACTCCAGACCCTGCGTTAGCGTCATACATAGCTATGTAACATCTAGCAGAAGAAAATAAACCAGCATGATTATTTAAATTATTTGTACTTGAATCATTATAGTTTGTTATAAAGCAAAATATCCTATTAGTACTAACATCGCTGTGTAATCCAATAATTTCTAAATGCTTATCAGGTAGATTAAAGTTTTCAATTTGTAAAGTACCTCTTATATTTTCTAAAGCACCCACGTCAGAACCTTCTGACTTACTTATACTAACGTCTCTAGCATCTCGATATTCTCCATTGGGCAATAACCTAGCGTCTAGATCTTTATTCATTCTAGACTTAAGAAAATTATTTTGTACTTGTGGCATATTTAACTTTTAATCCATTTAGATTTTCCTCTCATCACTTGAACTATTTCGTCTGTCTTTATGTTATTCAAGCGTATTTTAGCATTTCTCATAGCAGCTGATCTATCTCTTTTATATCGGCTAATAACATATTCTGGTATACCAAAGCGAGTAGAAAGCACTGCATAAGCGATATGCATGTACATAGCTTCTTCAGCAAACTTAGGTATTTTAGAATCTTCATCTGTCGCTAAACCGTCTGACAAATATTCAAATATAATTAATTTATTAGCTAAGTCATTTGAAAATGAAAAACTACCTAATCTTTCATTTATAGTAAACCACCCATTAATATTTGCTTCCTCTGGCTCTAAGCCATATCTTTGACCTAGTACATTTTGAGGATACATGGGGTATCTATAATCATTTGGCTGCCATTGAGTATTTAAAGATCTATCTTTCCATCTCTCTTCAGTTATAGATTGTTGCGCTTCTAAATTTTCACCAAATGAATCTTGAGTAGGTATTCCATCAGCGTCTTGAATAGGTAATTCTGTAGGGTCTGATGTAACTCTAGTTGGATATATAATATGTTTAGCTCCAGATTTGTCAACCCAAGAACATCTAACATAATTAACATAATCTTGTGGAAGTGGAGTAGTTAAGCTAGGTGGAATAGTTAGTTCTTGAGATTTAATAACTTTTAACATGTCATAACTAAATTCCTGCATGCCTCTTCTAGCGTGGAACAAAACATCACTTCGCTTTACACCTTGAATTAGTTTGCCTTCACCAACATAGCCTACTAAAAAGTTATTAATCACGTCTTCAACTGAAATATAAGAATAAGAACCATAATTATTGTCAATTGCGTATTGCTTTAATTGACATAAAACTGTTGAAGGATTAGCAAACGCAGAACTATTTCTAATCGTATTACCATCAGGGCCAATAACACTTATTTGAGCTTCAGGTATTAAGTTAACTGCGCTAGGCGTAGGATTAGCTGTTGTTAATTCGTATAAGTCAAAGTTTGAAACTGGGGCTATACGATTTCCAGCTGCATCAAAAGCACTAACAAGAGGTGTGTCAAAACTAAATGTTAACTGCTGAACTGCAGAAGATATTTCAAAAGTCTGTTGTCCAGCGTAGTATTGTGCGTTAGTTTCAGTTATTAAAGCCATTTTCTATTATTGTTTTTCGTTACTTTCGTCTTTTTGTACTTGAGCTAAAGCAGTTTGCACAGCTTGTGGATCTCTTATTATAACACCTGCGTATAATAATATATTTAATATAACTTCAGATTGCTCTGAGTTGTGTAACATGAAATCTGTAGAACCTTGAGCAGAAGCACTCATAAGATTATTAGCTGTTAAAACTATAGTAGCAGTACCTGTACCAGCACCACCAGGAAATGTAGCTGAAGCAGCGTTTATAGTTATTGTATCTCCAACAGCGAAACCACTACCAACACTGGCTACAGTTACAGATGTTACTGTATTAGAGGCAACTGTAACAGTTACAGAGCCACCTGTACTAGAACCGCTTGTAAAAACTGGATCTGCAACATCTGAAGTAATATTAATAGTATAAGTACCATCTGTTAAACCAGTTGTAGTATTCGTATTAAGAGTCAAAACTTGACTTAAAATTAAAGAACTTGTGTTATATGTGGTTGCATCATATAGGAATTGCCCTATACCACCTAAAACATAACCCCATCTTGGTTCGATAGGTTTTTTTAAGTAATCTAATTCTATAGGTGTTTGTTCATCTTGAGTGGCTATAACTGGAAATACTTTAATTTTATCTCCTTCGTAAAGAAATATGCCATAATTTTTAGATGGTTGAACTAGCTTTGACCTTCTTATTAAATTAAAGTCGTGTCTATTTACTCTTTGTAATTCCTTATATTGAGTGCTATATACAAAACCCGTGCTACCTGCTCCATCATTAAAATAGTTAACTTGTCTATAAGATACATTTCCTAACTTGTATAAATCACTTGGTATAGTAAAATTATCATTATTTTTGTCATAAGCTGGTAAAGAACTAGTTTTAAACTCTTGTAATTTTTCTTCAGTTAATTCTAATCTATCTGCGTAATCGATATCATTTTGAGGTTGTCTAGATTGTTGATTTAAATCTTCAAAATATCTTTCAAATATTTCTCGTTGAACCTGATTACTTATTTTATTAAATTCGTCAGGAGTCATGTAACCTCTTTGTTCCTTATTAAGGACTAATAGGACTGTTTTATATACCGTATTTACGTTTATTGCCATTTGTGTATATTTAAAAAAAGGCGGCGAAAAGCCGCCTTATATATAATCACTTGTTATTTAAGTTTTTTCTCTATTGATTTAAAAACTTCTACACCTTCATCTGTTTTAAACCAAGAGGCTAAAGCCGAGTAAGGGTTTTCATCAAAAGGTACATTCATAAGTTTTTTACCATTTGTAGCCCAAGAAAAAGTTTTTTGATCTGGTGATAAAACTATTATCTTAGCTTCTGAAGCTTTAATACCAAAGTTTCTAAGCTCTACGTTTTCATCATTAGCTAACTCTATAAATAAAGATGGATTTTGTCTAGAAAATAATACTATATCTCTTTTAAGCTCTTTAGAACTCATTGTAGATACACTAGATCCAATTTCAACTCTTAATATAGCTTCAGCTTGATCAATCTCCATAGAGTGCGCTAAGTTCATTGCTTGTATTTCCATTTCTAAATAATCTAATTGATCTACAGCTTCTTGAACTTCGTCTCTTTCCGCATATAATGCGTTTCTGTTAGGATGGTAAAGTGAAAGCAATTTTTGTAATGCTACTTTTTCTTTAGCAACCATTAATACACCGTCTTCAAAAACAATATGACCTAATGTTACTGGTCCATTTTGTTCATCTACAAATGGACTTTTCATATTAGTTGCATATCTAAGTTCTCTATTATGACCTTTTTGCTCATCAAAATACATTAAAGGTTTTCTAAGAGAATGTCTTGAGTTTATTCTAAAAGTTAACGGTGTTTTATCATTTAATAAATGATAATATCTATCTTTATATTCCCAAGTGTCTTTTACAACTTCAGGTTTTTTCTTTTCTTTTGTTTCCATAATATAATATAATATAATATAATAATTAAAAAAGACCCCGCCGAAGCGGGATCTTATTATTTTTTGCTATTAAGCAGCAAGAACTGAAGCAACTGATTTGCCTCCGTTAGCCTCTATAGCAGGTCCTTCTGGATTACCTTGATACGCAACTAAAGCAGCTCTAATAGCTTCTTTAACTGTATCTCTGTCTCCAGCAGTCGTTACTTTAACTTCTACAGCAGCTGTATCACCAACATAAACTAAATCTATATCAGAACTAGAAGTTCCGTCTATAACTAATTTTATATTGTCAGCAGCTATAGCGTGAACCTTACTATTAGCGTCTGTGATTTTTAAATATCCCATAATTTCTATCTTTTAAAATGTTAATAATTATACAGTAGACTTAAACAATACGAAGTTATTCGCAGCTTGAGTTACTAAACATCTTTCAGATAAGAAGTGTATTTGCATCGCATCTAATCCAGATGTATAAGCGCCACCTACAGAACCAACAACCCAAGATTTATATCTTCTATCATCAGCTTCTGAAGCTCTATATCTTACATGCAAAAATGGTCGTCTAATGTTAGATCCCATCATTTGGTCATAAACAGTAGTTGTTCCAGCTGGAATTAAAACTCCATCAATGTCTTCTGTTAAACCTCTTGTAGAAGCATCATTAAGATATTTCCAATCAGTTTTGTAGAAGTCATAAGAACCTCTTCTGAATCCAGAGAATCCAAAATTAAGAGCCATATCAGCATCATTATTAAATAAACCATAAGAAGCAGCACCTGTTGAAGCATAAGATCCGTTCATAGCAGCGATCATATCATCAAAATCAAGAGCTGTTTGTCTGTTTAAAAATAACATGTTTTCTTCAATAGCACCTTGCTTGTCTAATTGTTTAAGGATAGCATCAAAGTCAGCCATTGCGCCTGAACCAGGAGCAGCAGCACCAGCGAAATCATTATAAATGTTTCCTCTAGCTTCGATAGCGGCGAACATACCTTCAGAACCATCTAAAGAAACACCACCAGAAGCACCTTTTTTCTCAGCTTCAACCATTGACATTTCAAGATAATCTTCAAATCTCAATCTAGTTTCAGACTCAGCTTTTAAATACCATAAGTATCCAGATGTTCCATCTTCAGCAGCAACTTCAACCCATCCAATCTGAGCAGTGTCAGAACCAGAAACTTCATAGAAGTCTTTAAGGATGATTGGCTTATTGCTAAACTGAGTAAAATCAGGTTGAATAGCAGCAACACCAGAAGTAGCTAAATTAGCAGCAGCTTCCATACCTTGTGTACCTTTTCCAAATTCAGAGCCATAAACAAATAGTTTAGCTTCACCTGAAGCTCCAGCTAAAGAAGCCATATTGGCAACCTTATAAGTTTCAACCGTAATGGTAGCGACTCTAGGTGCTCCACTAGCTGCTGAAACGTCAGAAACTCTACCTTTTAAAGTAACTAATCCTTCTGAAATTACAATTGTTTGTCCTTTTCTTACAGCACACTGCTTTCCAGCTTCAATAGGAACTGTAATTGTTGTGCTTGTCGCAATAGTACACCCATCGTAAGAAACGTGTAATCTATTTTGTTCAGACCATATTACTTGATCTGATGTCATTGGCATTTCAGCGCCAACCATTCTTAAGAAACCTTGTAACGTTCTGTTACCAAATCTCTCTACTTCTGCCTCATACAATTCTGGTAAGTATTGTTGTGCAAAAGAATCACTGTCACCAGAACCAGAACCACCGTTGAATGACAAGTAGTTAGTATCTAACGCTTGTTTTTTCTGATGTGGTATTAATCCTGGAGCATTAGTTATATCTAATCCCATTTTAATTTAGTTTTAAGTTTTATTTTTTTATTGTTTTTATTCTTAACTTAGAACTATCTGCGCCTGTAATTGCTTTTACTTTTAACCCATTAATATAAACATCTCCTGTCGTAGAACTAGTTCTCGGTTCAGATGATATATTCTTAGATTTAGCCATCATATCCTTTACAGCATCGGCTTTACCTTGCTCATAGAAATGATTAGCTATTGTATCTGCGTTTTCAGCAGCGTAGATGGCTTTGTGATAATTAGCAAAATCTTTAACTTCTCCTTTATCATTTAGGAACTTCCCAACAAAATTAGTTAAGTCAGATTGGCTGTTAGCAACGTTATCGGTGTTAGAAACGTTATACCTAAATTTTTTATCTCCAACATTGAAATTAAAACCTTTAAAATCATTATTAAAAAAACTATTAGTATTGTTCTTAAACCTATCATGTCGCTGTCTCACCATTTTCTGTTCTTCGTTGTATCTATTGAAAAAGTCAGTTGCTTTTTGTTGTTCTTGAGTAATACCTGGCCTCAACTTGATTTCATCGTAATATTTACTCTTTAAGTCTTCCAAAAAGTTCTTGGCTTTTGCAACTTCTTCTTTATATGCGAGTTTCTTTTTACGCACATATCTTTCCTCATCGACTTCTTCGTCGTAAGAAAAACTATCTTCTAATACAAAGTTTATTTCTTCATTGTTTAAATGAGACTTTGTATGTTTGTAATATTCTTTAAGTAAAGCAGTTTCATCAATGTTAGAATAATCAGCATTTAATCTAACGTAGTCTTCTACTGTTCCACCAGTTTCTTTCATAAAAGATACAAGTTTATCTACGTTTTCAGGCAGATCAATTTTGTCTTCAACAAAAGGTTCTGTTTTTAATTCTTCTTTAACAGGTTCTTCTTCTATTATTTCAATAATGTTTTGTATCTCTTTTTCAGTATCTTCGGTGTCGTGTTCTTGCTCCGTTATTTGCGGTTGTGCGTTAGGTTCTTTTTCTGTATCTTCACTTTCTTCTGGAGATGACAAAACAACCTTTGTTATTTCTGACTCTTGAGCAGTGTCTTCTTTTTTATTTAATTCAACTTTAACCGTATCTTCAGAGGAGACTAGTTTTTTTGGTCTACCTTTTTTCTTCTTTTCCGGCATTTTAAAATTGCCTTCTTCTTTTTCTTCTTTTGACATAATATAATATAATAGTTAACAAAAATTATTTAGGCATAAACTGCTCTAAACCGAATCCATCTAAATTGTCATTACCAGCGGATTCGAAATTCTTTGGTAATGAATTATTTTTCCTTTGTGAAATTAATTCACTTTGTTGCGTAGCTTGTATTTGAGTTCTTTTATCTTTTCTATCTTCAATAAATTGTTCTTTATCTCTATCTGTTTGTACTCTAGCTTTTGCTAGTTGAAGATTATACTGAAACTCTTGCTCCATAAGCATTTTCTTTATTTCAGCTTCTCTTTCTATTTTAGAAACTTCCATTTGAGTTCTAGCTTGTTCGTATTGAACCTTTTGTTCAGTTAGCACTTGTTGTTTTTGTGTCTCAGCCATAGCTGCTTGTTCTGCAGCTTGAGCTTGAGCTTGAGCTTGAATTTGAACCATTCGCTCCTGTTGAGCTTGATCTTTTTCCGCTTTAGCTTTTTTTCTAGCTTTTAAAAATTGATTAGCTAACTTTAGATTTTTAACTTGTCTAATATCTATAACATCATCTAAATCTATTAAATTCGCTTTTAATGCTATTTGTATATTTTGTTCTAATAAAGCTTTTTCTTCTTCATCTGGCTCTAGGTCTAAGTATATACCAAAATCGTGAATACTAGCATTAACTAACTCATCTAAAGTGCCCACGTTGTAATTAGATATACTTTGTTGTAAAGCCATTCTTGTAAGTGGAAACATAAGAGAATCACCTATACGAAGCGATATGTTTTCGCAAGTTCTTAACGTTATATATAAACTAGACTGAAGGATGTGCCTTGTGGCTACATTAGAATTAGCAGCTGCTAGCTTTTGCAAACCAACTAAAGATTGCTTGTCAGGCAGCGTTCCGTCTCTAGCCTCGTTAAGTCCAGTTACATCTCTTATCATCTTTAAATAATACTCATAAGTTTGTATTAAAGATTGAATTTTAGCCATACCGTTAGAACTGTTTAACTCTTGTATTGGTACTTTACCTGGGTTCATACCGCCATCTTGAGAATAAGATCTTCCAACTATACTACCAGTTTGAAAATACATATTTAAAGCTTCTTGCGGATTATAGCTAGTTCCATTACCTAAGTTAACTTCGTTAATTCCATCTATATCCATAAATACACCGTCAGGAACCATTCTAGACAATACTTGTTGAAGTTTTAAATGAGTAATTTGAATCATGTCAGCAAAACCTGTAACTCTACTTACGATAGATTCTATTCTACCTTTATAAAGTCTAGGAGCACAAATATTATAATTCATGTTTACTTTACAAATATCAGAAGTTGGCCTTGTCATATGTTCAGACATTTCCCATTTTAACATCATAGGATGACCCAGTATTTTAGCGCCACTATACAAAACCTCTATAGATCTATGAGCTTTTTTCCAGTTGTCTCCTTCTGGTGCATCTAAAAAAGTATCTTGCTTTTCTAATGCTTTTTCTAATCCAGCTGTAGTTTCTTTTATTTTAAATACTTGATTTGTATATGTTTTATAATCAAAGTACAAAACCTGAACAGTATTACCGTCGTATCTACCACTCCAGTTTCTAGTATAATTTTGATTGCCTGGATATTTTTGTATTTCTTCTATTTCAGAAGGTGTCAACTGAGGAAACTGTTTAACTAGCTCTGAAAGACTAATATTTTTAACTTCACCAACATAATATAAATCTTCAAAATTAGGATCCTCAGTGTAGGAATAAACCAAACTAGATGGATCTACATAATCTAATACTATACCTTCAGATCTATTCCATGTTGTTTTTACACAACCTATACCTAATACTGTTAAGTCGTAGTTTAATCTTCTTCTAGTTAATTCAAATCTATTTTTTGCTAAAACATTATTTATTAGTTCTTCTTCAGCTATTTCAATAGACTGCTTGTAAGTCATTTGCATGTAGACATCTAGTTCCTCCTTGTCTCTAGGTGGATTATCTAAGTCTTGTCCAAAAGCAACGTTTATGCCAGTTAGTTTTTGAGCTTTTTCTATAAAATCTTTTGCTTGTATATCTATTAATAAATTTTCTGCAAAATTAGTTCTTTTCTTTACAGAGCTCGGATCTTGAGCTTGAGCATTTATAGCATAATTACGTTGTGACATACCATTCACTACAATGTCTACAAATTTAGGTATAATAGGAACGGGCTTCCAGTCTAAATTTAAGTATGATAAATCTCCATTTATTGACATTTCATCTTTATACTTTTGAATAGACTGCTCTCCTCTAGCGTATAATCTTAATCTATGGAAGTTGTTATAATTTGTGTTAAATCTATCATACCAACCCCTATCATTTCTAAACCATTCATTTTCAATGGCTCTACCTACTCTTAATCCATAATCGTAAGTAGCTTTTTCTCCGTCAGAAACGACTTGACTAGGAAAAGAACTTGTAGTGTTAGCGTTAGGAATTATATTCATTTATATTATTTTTGAAATGTAGCCAGTGTTATCGTATTTTTTTATACCTAAATTTAAAGATTTTACAGATCTTTTTGCCGTAGGTGTATATCTATTTTTATTGCAAGCCATTATAGCCAAACCAGAACTAATGGAAGCATCATGTTTTGTTCTATTATTAATATTAAAACTTGCCCAATCTTCTAATGTTTTCTGAAAATACATGTCTCCACAGCTATTATCTTTCTGGCCTACATAATCTTCTATGTAGCTTTCTATAGCAGCAGCATGTGCTTGTTTAATATCTTCACTCGAGTTAGGTATTCCACCAATTTCTTTTTCTGTGGTAGACAATTTATTCCAAACTTTATCCGGTCTGTTTATTGAAAAACCTCTATATCCTCTTCTTTTAAAATAATACAGTAATCTAGGTTTATTGTTCTCTGCTAGTATAGGCATTCCGTAAAAATGACAAGCCATTAATACTTCTTCAAAAAATATCTCAGCAGTTTGAGGTCTAGCTATATATTCTAAAAAAAAGTGGTTTGGTGGTGCGTCTTCCATTGAAAACTTAGTCAATCCATGAAGCGATCCATTAGATCCTTTACCATCCACAGTACCACTGATATCATAAGAATCACATCCAAATGCTCCAATATGATCGTTTCCAGGGTGTTTAGTTCCATTTTTATTTATTATTTTATTTTGCAAATGAACCGGAGGAACCCATGAAACCATAAACCTACCATTTTTGTTTGGCATAAATATAACCCTTGAGTCTTTAATACCATTTTCCCACATAAACGAACCTTGAGTTATATTAAAACTATTAGCTAGCTCATCGTTATAGTCTATTTGCTCGTATATTTTTGTTAAGTTAAATAAACTATTTTTTGTTTCGTCTCTAAAAGCATGCGCTTCAGTTCTTGGAAACTGCCTGTAATATTCATTTAAACTATCTTGATCTGATTTTAATCCATCTACTTCGTTTTCCCAGTGTTCGATAACTCCGATTGTAATTGGGATATTGTCGACTCCGAGTTTTGGATTTTCTGGCGTAGTGAATACAGGTAATCCAAAAGTATCCATGAATCCTTCGTAGTTCCATTCCATAGGGATGAAAAGAGAGTAGAGGCCAGAACTTGTTTGTCCGTTTCTATTTCTTTTTGTAACGTCTGAATTGTAATATAATTTTTTGAAGTTGTTTCCACCTTTGTCTAATGCGTTTGAAGTTGAGCCCATCATACATTTACCTACAATTCTTCTTCCTAGTCTTAACGTAGTTTTTGTGACCCTCCAGTTATTTAATATATTGTCAGGTCGCTCCCATTTACCGCTTTCATCATGAGCTAGTATTTTTAGCTTTTCACCATCATAAGAGTTATCTCCTGTGTTTTTCCAGTCAATAGTTGTATCAAGACCAGCTAGTTCTTTTAGTTTTACATTATCATCTAGTTTACGTCTAGTAAGTTTCGAAGCTGGGACTCTATATGCCAGTTCGGTCTTAGGACGATCCATACCATCCTGGATTGGCTTGAAGAAAAACGGATAGTTAACGGATATCGGGACAACTTTATCTGTGAACATTTTTTTAGCATCTGATCCAGACTTCGAAAGGATGCCGAATCTGGCATCACTAGATATTGTGGCTTGGTTAACGAGTTCTGCTGAGGACATAAAAGAAAATCCAGACCGTCTGTTTTTAAGATAGCACATCCCATAACATCTATCATCTGCTTTGCATGCCTCCCAAAATATAAAGAAGAGTCTATTTGCTTCTCTATAGTCGGCTGAACCAACATCGATTTTTGACCACTGCAAGTACATATAATGAGTGCCTGTAATATAAGTAGGCACGCCATTATTATAGAACCAGTAACCCTCTTCTCTTCTTTTAAATTCTTCATCTATATAATCAAACCATTTTTCTTTAAAATCTGTAGGGTATTCTTCCCAATCAAACCGACTTTTAATTCTAGCTAATTCTTTAGGGTATTCTTGTTTTTCCCAGTATTGCTTCTTTTTATCTTCGCTTCGTTTAAACGGTTCATATTCTGCTGGTAACGCAATGCGGAGATTTTGAATTTCAATGATCTGTCCAATTTTACCTGTTTTACTTACAACAACAAAGTCATAATCAGCGTTGTAACCATAACTCCATTTCTTAAGTCTGTTTTGTTTTTTTAAGAATTTTGGATTTACAACATCTTTAATTTCATGCCATAAAGTTTGTTTATAAATCATTTACTACGCCCTTCTGCAAAACCCTTAAAAGATCTTTCTTCTTTTTTATCTTTTGGCTTATCGCTTAGCATTTCTTCTTCCTCGTTAATCTTGCTTAGTATTTCAAAAGCATCCATTATAGCAAGTTTTTTTGTTGCTGCCGCATTTTTAAGTCTATCAGCACTTACATCATCATCTGAATCAACTATTTTCTCCTTAGCTACTTTTATTAATTCCTCAATAGCTTTTTGCCCAGCTTGGATTATTTTCTTTTTCGTCTCCTTCGTGTTCATGGATCAAAACTATATCATTAAATTTCATACAATAAAGACGCTCATCTTTTATAACAAACTCAAACTCTGAATTAGGTGTAAAAGATATTTTTGTCCCAGGTGTTATTCCTGCGCGTTCTAAGAGATTATTAGAATATTTTACTATTCCAATATTGTCTAATTCTTTATCTACTGTTAGATTGTTTGTATTTAATAAAGGTTTTACAAAGCAATAATCTAAGTGTGTTTTATAATTGTATAAATATATTTGCTCAGGCGAGCAAAAGTATAAATTATCTTTAAAAAATGTAGATGAATTTTTTTCATTACCTTTCATATCATAATATCTTCTAAAAATATTATGATGAACATAAACAACATCACCTTTTTTAATTGAACTATCATAAGCGGCTGGAGTTGACACTACAACCGCTTTTTTACTAACAAATCTATGATCTTCTATATTAGCGTTTATTATAAGTTCTTTATTGTTTATTTTTTTAGTATTGTTATATCTATTATGTAAAGGTTTAACTATAAATTTATACAAACTCCTCATTAGTACTTAAGGTCAAACTCTACAGCTATAGCCATATTTCGATTAAACTTTTTCCAAGGTAATACTTCATTATTTTTTTGAATAAAAATAGAATACTCACCTTCTAGCTCATCACTTATTATGTCACATATAGTATGACCACCATAAACCTCTTGACCAATAGAGTAATGCATAGCATCATTCTTATAATCAGAACCTATACTAATTTTTCTAATTATATTAGACATTAGCTAATTCTTCTTCCTTGATTTCAGTATAAGAACCATCTTCAAGGTTTATATTAACTTGACCGTATTCTGCTTCAAGTTGTTTTTTAAAATCTTCAATACCTTCGTTTACTCCTGCTAACTCATGAAGTAATCCATGTTTATTAGCTTCTAAGTAACCTACTTCATTTAAGATTTTAGTAACCGCTGCTTGTTGTTCTTGTATTTTTTTTAATTGTTCTTCTTTAATTTTCATTTGATTAAATTTAATTGTTTGTTTTTTTTTACTCTACTGGTGGTGGTTCTGGTGGCGTCCACTCTGGTGTTGCCATCAATACTAATACCGCTGCATGATCCATTGTCTCTACCGGAGTTAATGAACCATTAGTTATAAAACTAGGTTCAACTTGGTAAGATAACAACCCTTGCGTGTTAGCGATATTTCTTCTCATTGTTTGAGCAGAACTT